GACAGAACTAATTAATTTTCTATTTGGTATCTTATTGTTCTTTGTCCTAGCTTTGCTAGTCTGGGAATCAACTAAGATGGTCGATGAAAAAGTCAAAAGAAGGAGGAAGTGATGGGTGAGTTAGTATCACAATATGGTACAGAGACAGGTCGAGAAGCCTTTGTTTACAAAACAAGAAAAGGCTACCATGTCGACCTTTATCGTGCTACAATTTTTATTAGAACAGTTGAATGCCACGACCATTCAGAATCTTATGCTGAAGATGTGGCTGAGAACTGGGTATTAAAGGTATTGAACTAATGACTAAGTTTGAATCAAAGAAAGTAAAGCCAGATTGGGAAGCTATCTCAACATGGGAAGAAGACAACAAAGCTTTGGTCATGTGGGTGATAACCACTGATTGTCTTAGAGACCGTATGGTTGAGACCGGTCAATCTTTCCGAGTATCTAACGACCTCATCTATGAGTTCTGTTACCATTCCCGTAGAGGGTGGGACATGGAAGCTTTCAAGAATGCTTTCAAAGACTTTGTTATTGAAAGACTCAAAGAAGAAGTCGCTATGCAAGACCCAAAGAACTTTATAACATGAACGCAAAACAAATAAAGAAACTAAGAAGACGAGTGAAGGCTATCCAATTAGGATGGATGCATTCTGTCTTACCACCAGAGGAACAGGATAAAGTCACACTTGATAATATCCACGAAGTCATACCAGACCAGACACATGTCTATGCTGATGGTCGGTTAAACCTGTCATTCATGACGGAGAAATTTGTTATGAAATGGCTTAAACAATGTCCTGAGATAGAGACGTATGAGGAATTAATGCACTATGCACAACACAAAAACTTACCTAGTAAAGGTATTGATTGATGGGGAGGAGGAAGAACTAAAGAACTTTGGCGAATCAGAAATGGAAGTCTTAGACAACATGGTTGATATCCCCTCTGTTCAAGAAGTTTTAGAAATCACTGACCTGTCCACCGGCAGGAAGTGGGAAGGTGGTGGCTCACTAGCAACACTACGAGCCATCAAAGCCGCAGTCAATGAACACTTAACCAAGGATAGTAATAAGGAGGTTCACTAATGATAGGTTATGTTGCCAACTTTCGGGATGAACATCCGGAAGCACCAGTAGAAATATGCTACTGTCTTAAACACGAACAAGCCGAACTCTTTCGTAATATTATCAACGCAACATTTGATGACTACGAAAAGATAACATGGCGAATGCAAGTCACATCCGAGGGTAACTTCTTGTTATTCTTTGATGAAGATATGTTTAATCAATTTGAATTAGAAAGTATTCTAGAGGAGGTTTTAAAACAATGAATATCTTTTACTTTTACGAATGTCCAAACGCTTGTGCCGAAGCACAACCCGATAAAATGCTAGTGAAGATGCCACTAGAAACTGCTCAAATGTTATGTACAGCTCACCGAGTTTTGGATGGCGATGAGTATGCCGATGCAGTCGGCCTCTACAAAACTGCGTACAAGAATCATCCTTGCACCATCTGGGCTAGAGAAACCTCAGCTAACTACGCATGGCTCTATGAACACTTCCGTGCTTTGTGTTGGGAATACACTCATCGGTATGGTAAGACTCATGCCTCTGAAACCAAACTGATGGATGCTCTAAGTAAAGTACCTGACAATATTAGACAGGACAAACTAACACCTCTGGCTCAAGCTATGCCAGACAAATACAAATCAGATAACCCTATTGCTTCATATCGCAAGTATGTTGTTTATGAAAAAGGTTATGCTCAGTGGAACAAAAGCAGACCCAAACCTATTTGGTGGAACAAGGAATGGGTCGCTTGATTTTTTTAACAAGTGAAACTATAATGAATCTTATGAAGATAGTCGGCAACAATCGTAGAGCATTGTGTGATGTTTGCCCTCGTCTATCTCCATTAGTTTCACACAATCCAGTCACATGGTCACTCTCGTGGGTAGTGAACTCAAGAACCCACCTAACTATTAATTTATTCAATGGAGGATTATATGATAGTAGAAGGTAATGCGTATTGGGCTTCTCTTGTAGCACCTAATACAACTTATGAACCTATGTACACCATCAACGTTGTTGTTGATGAAGCGACTGCAAAAGACTTTGCAGAACGTGGACATAGCATACGAGAAATGGAAGAAGGTCCGGCTGTCGTTATCAAGAGGAAAGTAAATGGTCCGAATGGTATGGTCAGAAAGGCACCTAGACTTCTGGATGCAGACAAGAACGATGTTGATGTTCTTGTTGGTAATGGCTCTAAGGTTAGAGTCCAGTATCAAGAATACGATTGGACTTACAACAATAAGAGTGGTAAAGGCTTGGACTTACAAGCTGTGCAGATTATTGATTTAGTACCTTACAAAGCCGGTGATGGCGATGAGTTACTAAATGATGAGGAGTTTTAAATGATTATCAATTTTGATGGCCAATCATACGAAACTGAAAAACTTACTGACCCTAAGGCTCGTCAACAAGTACAAGCTTATGTGAGTCAGATTGCTTTTAACAATCAGTTTCAAATCTCAATTCAAAAATCCAATGACAAGTTACAAGAGGAACTCAGACCTCTATTAACAGAAGAGGCATTGGTTGAAGAGGAAGAAGCGGAAGCTTCTGAGGATTCAGAATCGTCTGAGAATTAAATTTTAATTTTTTCATATTAAAGAGCCTCTTCGGAGGCTCACTTTTTGGAGGGTAAATGGAATCAAAAAGTACATGGGTAGAGTATCACCTACCTTGCAGTCTGTGCAAATCAAGTGATGCAGTTTCGGTTAATGAGGATGGCTCGGCTAAATGTTTTAGTTGCGATGCTTTCTTTCCTAACTACAAAAAACCAGAACAAGTAAAACGCAAAGAATCAAATACATTTTTATCTACCTATCAAGGTAGTTACCATGACCTGATAGACCGTGGTATCAAGGAAGCTACTGCTAAGAAATTTGGAGTTCGTTCTGTCACTGACAAGGATGGTAATATCCAAGAGCATATTTATCCTTACTTCAATGGGGATGAAATCGTGGGCACTAAAACCAGATATGTTAATGACAAACGGTTTTCTTTCGGTGGCACCTTTGATAACACAGGTCTGTTTGGCGAACAGTTATTTAGCAATAAAGGTGGTAAGTATCTCACCATTACAGAAGGTGAATGCGATGCGATGGCTGTCTATCAAATCTTTGAAGGTAAATATTCTGTCGTCTCCTTAAAACGAGGAGCTTCAGGTGCAGTCAAAGATATCAAAGAATCCCTTGAGTTTGTGGAAGCTTTTGAACAAGTTGTTCTCTGCTTTGATAACGATAAGCAAGGTAAAGAGGCGGCCAAAAAGGTAGCTCGTGTAATTAAACCCGGGAAGGTTAGAATCATGCACCTACCTAACGGTTACAAAGATGCCAACGATATGCTCAAGCAAGGTAAGTTTACTGAGTTTACCAGAAGCTTTTGGGAAGCTAAGCAGTACACACCCTCTGGTATCATTGAACTATCCGCCAAGAAGAAAGATTGGTTACACCGAGAAGTTAAACCTAGTATCCCCTATCCTTGGGAAGGCTTAAACAATAAGTTGTACGGGCTGAGGAAAGGGGAACTGGTCACTTTCACCGGTGGTACAGGGCTTGGTAAGTCAAGTGTAACTCGAGAACTCGAACACTGGATTATCAAAAATACTCAAGACAACGTGGGGATTATTGCCCTAGAGGAGAATTGGCAACGCACAGCTGATGGTATTGTATCCATCGAGGCCAACGATAGAATCTACTTGAATGAGAAGAGGAATCAATACTCGCCAGACCAACTCGAAGCTTTGTTTGACAAAGTGATTGAGGAGGGAAGGGTATTTATTCATGCTCATTTAGGTGCGACTGACATCGAAGATATCTTTGCCAAGCTGAGATATATTATTGTCGGCTGTGAATGTCAATGGGTTATCGTTGACCACCTCCACATGCTTGTCAATGTCCTGACAGAAGGCGATGAACGCAGAGGTATTGATACTCTGATGAATCGGTTGCGAAGCCTAGTAGAAGAGACTGGAGTAGGAATGCTCTTGGTCTCCCATCTCAGAAGAGCTTCAGGCGACAAAGGACATGAGCAAGGTGTCGAGGTGTCCCTCTCTCATCTCAAAGGGTCTCAAGGTATTGCACAACTATCTGATTGTGTGATAGCATTAGAAAGGAATCAACAAGCAGAAGACCCTGAAGAAGCGAACACAACTAGACTAAGGGTTCTGAAGTCTAGGTACACCGGGGATACTGGGTTAGCATGTCAGTTACTGTACGATAGTGAAACAGGTCGACTGCATGAGAAAGAACACGAACCAGAGTTTGATGACTTTGTTATGAATACAAAAGACTATGAACAACAACTTACCCTCTAATGTTGTCTTTGATATTGAAGCCAACGGATTTAATCCCGACACAGTTTGGTGTCTCGTAGCCAAGGGTCTCGATGACGATAGGGTCTATACATTTGGACCCGATTGTATCGACAAGGGTATTGCCCTCCTAAAACAAGCAGATACTCTTATTGGACATAACCTAATTGGCTACGACATACCTGTCTTAGAAAAACTTTACAAGGTAAAATTCACCAACAAAATTGTCGACACTTTAGTGTTGTCTCGTTTGTTCAATCCTGTCCAAGAAGGTGGTCATAGTTTAGAAACTTGGGGTCAAAAACTTGGTATCCCTAAACAAGACCAACCAGATTTTGAGACTTACTCTTTAGAAATGATGGAGTATTGTACACAGGATGTTCGCCTGAATGCCGCTGTTTATAAGGCTTTGGTGGCATCTGGTCGAGGCTTTAGTATGGAGAGCATTGAGCTTGAACATGCAGTCGCTAACATTCTCAAGGCTCAAGAACAACATGGGTTTCTATTTGATGAACAAAGTGCTAGTATGTTAGTAGCAACTTTAAAAGAAAAGATGTTTGAAGCCGAACAAGAAGTTCATAAAGTATTCAAGCCCAAATTAATCAGGGACAAACTCGTAGTCCCTAAACTCAAGAAAGATGGTAGTCTCTCCAAGGTTGGTTTGACTGACCAAGAATACGATGATTGTATGTCTCGTCCTTTCTGGCGAAAGAAACTCCAACAATTTAATTTAGGTTCTCGTAAACAAATAGGTGAATACCTAATAGACTTTGGTTGGCAGCCCAAGAAGTTTACTCCTACTGGCCAACCGATTGTTGATGAGAATATTCTCTCACAAATCACGGATATCCCTCAGGCTAAACTCATAGCCGACTACTTACTCTATCAAAAAAGAATAGCTCAAGTTGAATCATGGCTCGAGGCTTTACAGCCCGATGGTCGTGTGCATGGCCGAGTAATTCCCAATGGTACGATTACTGGTCGCATGACTCACCGCAGTCCAAACATGGCTCAAGTCCCTAACATGGGGTCATTGTATGGGAAGGAATGTCGAGCCTGTTGGATTGTCCCTGAAGAATACAAACTCCTTGGTGTTGATGCTAGTGGTCTTGAGTTAAGAATGTTAGCTCACTACATGAAGGATGAAGACTACAAAAATGAAATCTTACACGGTGATATCCACACTGCTAATCAGAACATGGCGGGTCTTGACACCCGAGACCAAGCCAAAACTTTTATCTATGCTTTCGTTTATGGAGCAGGTGATGCCAAGATAGGTCAAATAGTCGGAGGCGACAGAGCCTCTGGAAATCAATTAAAAGATAGATTCTTATCAAACCTCCCGGCACTTAAAAGCTTAAGGGAGAGAGTGAATAAGGCGGCCTCAAGGGGATTCTTGAAGGGGATTGATGGTAGGAAAATCTATGTTAGAAGTGAACATGCTGCTTTGAATACTTTATTACAAGGTGGCGGAGCTATTGTTATGAAAAAAGCATTAGTTCTATTAAATGAAAAATTTAAATTATTAAATATTGATGCTAAGTTTGTCGGGAATATTCACGATGAATGGCAAATAGAAGTTAAACATTGTCAGGCTATGAAGGCCGGACATCTCGCTGTCTCCGCTATCCGAGAAGCCGGTGAACATTTTAATATGTTCTGCCCTCTTGATGGTGAATACAAGGTCGGAGGAAACTGGAGTGAAACCCACTAA